CACGCACGAGGCACCAATTGTGGAGCGCCTCGTGTATTAACACCTGCACAATCTCTGCATCGTGCATCGTGCGTGCAAACATCACAATCTTACTGCTGTCATTGTAAGCGAGCGTCTCTGTAGAGAATGTTAAACCGTCCTCGAATTCAGCTCTACGTAGGCGTTTCAATGTCCCGGCGGTATCAAATTTAACACTGGCGCCATATCTGTAGTTATTCTTGACGAATCTCTTAAACACGGAGCGTGCAGCAGGCTCGGTCTGTTCGAATATCTTCGCTGCCTGCCAGCGTGCCTTCCGCAGACGCTGCTGTGTCAGTATTTGGGAGCTCGGCCACCTTGGGAACGATGGAAATGCACTGTTTTTTGCAGCTTTCATTGACAGGCGAGTCCTCATCGCTGTCTGAGGTGTCAGAAGATACGGGAAGCGCTCCCTTGCAAGTATAGGACCATTGGTACGTGTCCACGGTGCGCTGAATTGCGAACGTGATACGCTTCTCGATCTCGATGCGGGTCTTGTGCTTTAGCGGAGGGGGTTTCGACGCCTGTGTGCTGATCGCGGTGTAGAAATGGGAATAGAACGAAAGCAGGTAGTCAAAGGTGTCTGGGTCTGGATAGACACGGTAGACCACCATACCCTCTTCGCACCAACATATGTAGTCACACCATTTGCGTTTCGTGATGTGAAGGAGCGCGTTGATCTGCATCCAGTAGTGGCCCGGGACAGTGGAGTGAAGACGCTGCCCATTCTTTCGTTTGTAAAAGGGGCATTTAACCTCCACCATGCCATCGTCACCAACAAACCCGTCCGGTGATCCGGCGAGCCACGTGTAATCCGGGTGAATCCACAACCCAGTCGCATCCACGAGGTTTCCGGTGAGTATCTGGTAGTCGACGATCGCATTCTGCTCGTTCTTGGTGCCGTGGTCTGTTGCGACGTTTCCGACGAACTTATCCGTCCCGAGCGCGCGACGCAGTGCCTCTGCGCGGGTAGTGTAGCTCACTTGTCCGAGCGCGGAACCCAAATTAGACGCGGTGAGTTTGCCGCGGCGGGCGGTGTGCCAGTCCACGGAGCGCTGCTGTGCGAGCTCCATCAGTATTGCTGTTACTGTATGTTTAGAAATATGTTCTAATGCATTATTAATTGGATGGTGTGGAACACAGGCGGTCGTGGATCCAACGTGTCTGAGCGTGCCGCGAATGTATCGTCCTATCCGACTTACGATATGGAGTATCTCTCGAATGCACTAGGTGCTGGTAACAGCGGAACTAAATACGAAGTGCCGGAAGATCTGAATGGAATGGACAGACTCGTGTATACACAGAAAGCGGCAACTGGCTTTCGTCGCGAGGCGAAACAAGCGCTCCACAATGAATTCAGTCTTTGGCTGCAAGGACAACACCTGGACAACGATGTAATGGCTGAGTACGACAACAGCAGAAAGGGTGTCGTCGAGCGTCGGCATTTCATGGACGGGAAGGTGGGAGCCAAGGAGAAGTGGAAGCCTACGTGGTGGGGTAAATCTCAACTCACACACCTACCAGGAGTCCGCCAGTATCTCATAGACTCCAAAATATCAGCAGAGCGCGAAACTATGGACCTTAATCAGCTCGCAGAATTCGGACCACAGAACTTGGAGGACGCATGGGCCTACTTCAAGACATGGGTGAAGGGAATGCCTATTAGTGAGGCTGTGAACTTCAACCACGCCCCTACGCGTGACTTTGATCGATCTAACTTCGGTTCCAAGATGCCGAGTGAGATGATGAGAAATGACCCATTGTTGGACACTGAGCCAACTGCAACTGATACACAGTGGCGGTATGAGTGGCCTGGTGCCAAAACAAATGTGAAGACTGAGCAGAAGTCAGACCCTTTTTATTTTAATGCGAATGATCCGATGCGAGACACAGATGCACAACCCAATGCTAATGCGACATATACTCCGATGCGCGACCCAGATGCACCACCCAATGATAATGCGACATATACTCCGATGCGCGACCCAGATGCAGTTCCACCAGTGGATTCTCCGTTTGACGCCGCGGATCGCGCCGCTATCGAAAATCAGTTGTACAACAGAAACAGAACTACTCGAACTTCTCAATACGTCGAACGCGGGAAAGCTCGCCAGCTGAATCGTGAATCTGTCCGGGGCGTCGGTGAATCTGTCCGGGAAGAGGACAGTGAGCATGCTCGGAAGGGTATTGACCCGCGCCCGCCGTCTCCGTCGTCTCCAATGAATGCCGACAGGCCACCCGGTCCAAAATACACTTCGAATCCTCGTACCCGCAATGACGAAAATATGAGTGACTATATACCATACGAGCCTTCGTTTCTCGAGGGGGGCTCGGTTCCGCAGAATTACCAGTTCAATACATCTCAGCCCCGGGCTAACCAGTGGTTCGATACTCGGCAGGAAGCACCATATTTCGGACGTGTGCCTATCCCTGAACTGGATGAAACAGGTGAACCCTTCAGTCGCGGAAAGGATGTAGCAGATTTAAAATTTGATCCACTCAGGGGGCTAGAGAAAAGCTCAGCTCGGATTCGAGAATTTATTCGACCATCCGCACGGATGGTTTCGGATCGTCAGGATAACCCTGTCTTTGTGTGGAGTGCCGCTGTATTCAAAGACCGACGGGAGAGCCAATTTCGTAATCTACGCGGGGTACCTGAACCAGATATACCGATTACGAATACGGGACGGAGGACACGGGCGTGGGCGGCACAGATGGCGGAGGGTTTCCCTCCCCCAGACATAAACAGGGTTAGGCGGGGTAACCCTTTCTTACCCCAATAGGACAATGACGACATGATTATTAAAAGTATCAAAAAAATCTAACGCCCTGAGTACACTGAATGTGGGGCGGAGCGGCGAATCTGCCGTGGGGCAAGCCCTATCTGCAGGACATCAAGCACACCATGCTGACGAACGACCCCGGGTACAAAGAGGCGAAGGATTGGTGGGAGAATCAGCGCCAACAAAGCGAATCACGCGACCGCGAGCTGCTCGAGCTCCGCGCTCACCTGTCGAGCCGCGAAGCCGATTTTAAGCGAGATTTCAATCAACTGGACGACGAATATTCCAATCTAAGTGCAGAATATGGACGTGCCGTCGATCATTTCAACAATGCTCGTCGTGTTCGGCGGGTACCAAGCCCTGAAAATAATGCTAAAACGAGCGCCGGTGACAGCGAAAAAGCAAGTGCTGCACCAGAAGACGGCGAGCAGTGTGAAGATCCAAGTGGACTCGGCAGTGAACACGATGGGGAGGAGTGACCTCCCTCAGGGCGCCACAGTGGCATCGGCGCGGCGGCAGGTGGACGGTGCTAACGAGGCTGCGGTCGCGTCGCACCCTGCTCTCGCAGCGATTCACGGTGCCCTTCAAACTTTCTGACTCTCTCAACAGTAGAGTGTTCAGCCATGCCGTCATCGCACATGGCCCTCAACCAGGGTGTGGAAGACCAGCTTCTGTTTGACAACTCCAAGTCGTATTTTGTGGACCCGGGCTACCAGCGCACGTCCAACTTCCAGATGGAGCTCGTGGACGTCGAGCCCGTGAACAACGCGTCGCTGGGCCAGACGATCCAGTTCCTCCTCCCGCAGAGCGGCGACCTGCTCGGTAATATGGACCTCGCGTTCGCGTTCAACAAGCCGACTGTTAATGAAGAGAGGCATACGTACTCGTGGGTCGAGTCGGTGGGGTATGCCATGATTGACTACGCCGAGTTCACCGTGGGGTCGACTGTCCTGCAGCGCGTCAGCGGCGATCAGCTCAATATTATGAACGAACTCAAGCAGAAGAATGCGCGCCAGTCGACGCAGGTTGGTACGACCGGAATGTCTGGGATGCTTAATGACGAGTCGGAGCTTCCGTGGTCTCTGAATACCGGTAACTACAGTGGACTCGACGGATACCCGCAGTCTGACGGGGCTGCTCCATGGAGTCGCGTTATCCAAACGCCCGGAAAGAACGGTGCTGGTGTGGTTGGAGTTATTGCTCCAGACATTTCAAAGAAAGAGTACCACGTGCCGCTCGATTTCTTCTTCACCAAGAGCCCCGGCAAGTACTTCCCAATGGCCGCGTTGCACGGCGTCAATGACATCCGCGTGACTCTACGCCTGCGCTCCCTAGAGGAGCTCATGCAGATCGGCCGAGTCAGCTCTGCGGCATTTTCCATTCCATCGTTCCCTTCTGGTATCTTTAAGCATTTCCGCCTGCGGTGCCATTATTACAGCCTTTCTGGACCCGAGGCTACGGCGCTTGCATCCAAGGAGCAGGTCCGTCTGATTGAGGAGTGGCAGCACGTGCGTGAGATTAAGACGTTTAAATGTTCCACTGCTGGAACGGCACACAAGGTCGACATCGACCTCAACTTCCTGCATCCTGTGAAGGAGCTCATCTTCACGCTTCGCCGCGCTTCCGAGATGACGCCAGATGTATCTAGTAACACGACGCTGAATGTGTTGAAGCGGGGACCCGCCGGGAAGAATTATTTCGCCTTCCATGGCGATGCAAATGGAGACCCGAACATCGACGGCGTTCATAACAAGTTTATGGGCGACATGAGTGACACATACGCCGTGAACCTCGATGTGAACAACATCAAACTCCGCCTCAACGGCACGGAGCGCCACAATGCAATCAACGATGGAGTGTCGCGTGAGTACCTCAAGGATATGGTCGTCGGGCGCCAGCGCGCCGTGTTTGGCAACAATGACCTCAACAAGATCAAGCACAGTATGGTATACGAGTCGAACAAGAGTGGCAATCTGTCTGGACTGCGGGTTGACCGTGCAATGACCCAGCTGGGACACTCGCACGACGACAAGTGTATTTTCGTATACCCGCTGTGCATCGATCCGGAGGGCGACAACCCGTCTGGTTCCGTGAACTTCTCTAAGGTGTCGCACGCCAAGCTGTCGTTTGACGTGAGCGCGTTCACGGGCTCGCCCACCGCCGCTGCGACCGACTGCGAGTTCTACATCGACGTGTGGGCCGTGAGCTACAACTGGCTCCAGATCCGCGACGGGCGCGCTCTCGTCAGCTTTGCCTGATTTCATACTCAATTATAAATCTAATATTATGACATAAAATGACGGTCTTCGAGAACGTTACTGCTAGTGTGTGGACTGATTTGATGTCGTCAGAGTCGACCGTGTGGTTCGTGTCTTTGGTCGTGTTTGTGTCGTGTTTTGCATGTTTATTAAAAAACTTTATATGTAAATTCAAGCTGTATTCCCCCGTGGGCAAGCAAGTCGTGTCTATACACAGCGATATAGCAGCCACAAGTCCCATAAACTTTCCAATACACCAGTATATAGCCTTAAGAAAATACCGCAAATAGCGATGAACCAGTTTATTATATCGATTGACGTCGGCATCAAGAACCTCGGGATCTGCGTATTCGACTGTGCGAGCGACTCTGTATGCTACTGGAACTCGGAGTCCATAGTGGAGACTGGACGCTACATGCCTTCGCGCAATGTCGAGTACGTGCATGCATTCGTGGCGCGCCATGCACGTTTCTTCGATAACGCGAAGTGTGTGCTCGTCGAGCGCCAGATGCGCTGCAACATGCGCATCATCGAGTCCGTGATGCATAGCATGCACTACGACCGCTGTGTCATTCTAGCGCCGCGGCACGTCAAGGTACACTTCGGCCTGAGCCGAAACAACTACCGTCTGAACAAGCAGGCGGCGGTGCAGTGGATGCAGGAGTTTGTAGTGAGCTCCCCCGAAGCATTCGCGGAGGGCGTCGCTGCGACGGCACTCACGAATCACGCGTCGAAACAGGACGACCTCGCGGACGCGCTACTTATGGTTATGTACTACATTTATACCTACGAGGCCAAAAAAATCTGAGACTGGGGTAAAGCATGGCGACCTGGTCCACTGGACTCGCAGTCGCAATTGCGTACACCTACGCGCGTGCCGGGAGTATGCAAAAGCGAGTCGACACTGCGGTCGCGAGAGTCGAGTCCGCAACAGACGGCAATATTCACAGCCGCGACATCCGCGCCGCCGTCGGAGCCTCGACGGTGTTCCATCCAGACCTGCCGCAGCAGTCTGTGAAGCTGCTAACTGACGCGCTCGCGGATCATACGAATCGCAAGAACACATTTCAAGCGAAACTATAAATAAATTCCAAGGTGTATCTCAATAATGTCGACGCCCGTATTCCTGAGCAACCACCTCGGAGAGAGCACCGAGAAGTTTGCATGCAGTGTGCAGTCCGTGGTGCTGGACTCGACCAAGAAGACTGCGGTGGTTATGCAGCAGCCCGCGTTCAGTGTCGCTGGCGAGCGCACGTCCGCAGCGAGTCCATGGGTTATGCCCATGTGGACCTTCGACTATTCTATACTGCAGAGCAAGCACCCAGATAGCGGTGCTATGGTGACAATGAGCATCAAGGTTGGCGACGAGTTGCGCATTGGCAGCAACGATTTGAATTATGTGACCGCGCGGGTGGAAGAAGTCGCCAAAGTGGACTACTTGCGTAATTACTCTGGAACTACGATTCTACTCGCATCGGAGTACAACGACGCAACGGTCGATGCAGACCACGATGTTATTCTATATGGAAACAACCAGTCCCCCCCACGGTATTTACACCATGGGGGGATTGCCGACCTTACAAAGCGCGTGGTTAGTCTGGCTGGAGCCTATGGCGGTGAGGGAGTTGACGCCACACAGATTGCACGCATGAATCCATTTCCATACGAAGAATCCTGTGCTCGACTGTGCTTCCGTCTGTCCCAGCCGTTGAATCTGAATACGTATATCCCCAGCATCCCAATGGTTCGAGACGCCGTACTTAGAACGGGCGACCTTTCATGGAAGCCGTACATCGTAGACGCGTTTGGCGTCGCACAGGAACTGATTAATTTTTCGAATCCGGTGGATTACCCATTCGCAAGCCTAATCTCGCGCAATTCCGCCACACGTCAGCTCGCCTCGTTCAGCGAGCACCACGAGAAGTTCTACTGGCCCGCATACGTGACACGCAAATTGTCGCATCCAAAACTGACCCTGAATATGGGGTTGACGCCAGGAGGGTATGCACCGTCTCGTATTACACTGCTCAAGTACACGGTTCATGGTGTATGCACGAACGAGGTTCTCGTCATGCACGTCGCAGGGGTGCACGGCGAAGTCAAGAGTAACAACGTTCACGCGAACGGTTCGTTCGCAATTCTGCCAGTCGCAGAATCCACCAACGGAGACGCATACTCAGACCGCAAGCTCGCGTCGAGCGCAGTGTGTGGCTACATTGCAAATGCGGGTATTATTAGTATGCAGCGGTCGCTGGACGTTCGGTTCACTGATCTGTCTGGAGCTGAATTGGACAACCTCTCGATTAGTCTGTGGTTCACCGTGGCGTAGTTATATTCTAAATGCCAACTCGATTGAATGGCACAGTCTGTAGATGTGAATGCCCTGTTTGATCGAATCGCACTGCTAGTGACTGGCGATCAGGGCGAGCCGGGTCCCAGCGGCAATGCGCCCGTATACTGGAAGTCGGATGAAATGCCACTGAAGGATTACGTGGATGGCAAAATGCTTGTTATACAGAACCAGTACCAGGACAATCCACCAATGCGAGTCACCATGAAAGCAAGAGATACATCGGGAGGCTACACTTATACCGTGAATCCAGGAAACGACTACGGATTCAGTTTTAGACATAACCCGAGCAACTCTTTTATCCAGATCGCGATCGGTACTGCTGGACTATTTGTAATGACGAACGGTGGTGTTCCGCGGAATCTACTCACTTTTGGACGACGCGATCGATACAACATATACTTTGTAGTGGAATACAGTTCAGTCGTTCAACTTCTGTCAGCCCCAGCGATTTTTCAGGTAAACCCAACCGATGACGGTGCACTGGATGATACTGTCGTCGATCCGGATCCGGATCCGGATCCGGATCCGGATCCGGATCCGGCTCCGGACTTTGACGGTGGGGGTGGTGAGGGCGCTTAGTGATTCAGTCACTAGATTGTCTATTCCATTAATCATTGTAATTTATCACTCTGACCGGATATTCGTTTTGAGTGTATTAACCATTAATAATATTAATTCTGAAACTGTGTTATAAATGCAAGGCAGTGGTGGTGCGTTTGGGAAGAGGGACAATCCTCTAAAATACGTGGATGTGAAGGACATATATCAAAAGATTTTTTCAAATTCTGATAATGTTGAAATTAATCGCAAGGGCATAATCACACTCCAGAGACTTTTAGACGAACTTGACATCGAAAATCGCTTTGCTGACAACCGAGAAGCGCTGAGCGACCTCGGTTTGGGCATAGGATTGGTTGGTGTGACAGTGGCGAATAATACAAATCGCATTCAGACGCTCGAGACAACAGGCGGCCCGCCTGGCGTGGACGGCACGGACGGCACTGATGGCGCGGATGGCGATCCTGCGGATAATGATAAAGCGTTGGGCGATCTCGCTTTAGGGCTGGGGTTGGTGGGTCTAACGGTTGAAACGCTGCATACTAATTTAGACACGCTCGATGAATCAACAGCAACGCGCTTCACTCAACACACGGAGGCGTTGGGCGACCTAGGGTTGGGGCTGGGGTTGGTGGGTCTAACGGTTGAAACGCTGCATACTAATTTAGACACGCTCGATGAATCAACAGCAACGCGCTTCACTCAACACACGGAGGCGTTGGGCGACCTAGGGTTGGGGCTGGG